CCTGATCCTTGATTTTGAGGTTTCGCGGCAGAAACCGAATCGCTTTCCGTCCAAGCAATAAACATTTAGACCTCCTCGTACCCCGCAAAAATGAGCGACGACCTGGGTCTCACAGGTGTGTCTTCTCGGCGACATTTCGTCGAAACGTCTGATGTACGAGCATTTGAACACAGATCTGTCTTGACGAAAACGTCTATGTACTGTACTCTTTGACAGCGACATCGCGGCAGAAAGAGCAAAGAAGCCGAGGACTTAAAAAAAGAAGAATGTCCTCGCTGAAGCCCGAATGGGAGAATTATGGGAGGGGCACAGATGGGGGATGCGCGCGTCATTTTCCGGGATGGCACAACGGGGAATCCTGCGGTCTTGCGGGCGTTGTGGGCGATTGAGAATATGCGGGAGAAGGTGACCGTCGTCCTCACGGCGTCATCGCCTGGCTATCGGATTGAGATTGCGGGGCGACCGGCGGCTGATGATTTCCTGAGCTTTGCCCAGCGCATCTTCCTGCTCCAGCATCGTGAGGAGGTGCGAAAGCTCCTCGCCTATGAGGCGGATGATTCGCACTTGACAGGGATTCCTGTCCCGCAATAAGCTGTCGTCGGTAACATCGCGTTCGCTCCTGCTCTCACAGCTTTGTATCATGGCTTTGTCTCCTTGGTAGTGTGTTGGGGGTGCGTGAAGGTGGGTTCAAGGCCACCTGCGAATGACGGGCGTTGTCCTGCACGGATCGAGACCTATCTGTCAGCGGGCATCTGTCCTATGCCTTCTGTCGAAATCACGGCCCGGGTAGTTGAAGCTACTTGGGCCGAATGGCTTTCTTTCTGGCCAGGCAGCGCCTGTTTTCCTGTACCGACAAGTCTCGGGCCCAGTCTGGTGTAGTAGACTGCAGCTATGGCTAGTGACGATATGATCATTCCCCAAACGGCCGAGGCGCTCGTCACGGCGACGGGTGCGCCCAAGAAGAAGCGTGGGCGCGGGGGGACGTTCGGAAATAAGGGTGGTCGAAAAAAGGGCCAGACGGTTTCTGGCGGATTTATTGCGGTGTCAAAGCCGGTGCGAGAGAAAGCTGCCCTCCTCGCGGCCTGGAAAGAGGCGGTCTCTCGGCGGTTTGATCGGTTAGTCGAAGCGCAGTTAACGGCGGCGGAAGGCGTGACGCACATGCAGGCCCGTGACAAGAAGGGCAAGTGGGAGCCAGTAACGGACCCAACTATTATGGCGTCGAAGCTAGAGGAGGGGGAAGACGCCTATCGCCTTTCAGCCATTGCCCCGAGTGCGCCGATTCTCAAGGATATTCTCGACCGGATGTTTGGGCAGGCGAAACAAAGCCTCGACCTTGATGTCACGACGACGCCCACCGCATCCCTCTCAGATGATGAACTGGCCGAACAGTTAACGTCGATCCTGAAGAAACTCAACCCATAAATGCCACCTCAGGGAAGAGACGGACGAAATCCTCGCATGGAGACGATGGGTGACATCCGCATAAACACGACTAATCCTCCTCCTACGGTAGGGAAGCTGGGGCAACTCTTAGAAGGGGTAAACCTTTGGGGCCTTCCAAGGGGTGAGATTGGTATACAAAAACGCGTGGGGCCGGTGGATGCCTCAGTGAATCGAGTCCGAGTTGGTGATGATCATAGGATTGAAGGACGTCTCGGCATGGATATCGACCGAGGCCGTGTAGATCTTGGAAGAGATCAGAGCGGGTACTTCTCCCGTGCATCAAGAGGGCCAATATCTGCCTCGATCTCACGTCGAAAAGGTGAAAAGGTGAAGGGGGATGTCAATGTTGAGCTTCCTCGTAAAACCCACCTTTCAGTAGGCAGAGACGAGAGAGGTCGATTTGTAAGTATTACGAAGTTCATCAATTGGTAATAACTGTCCTAAAGTAATCGAATGATTGCCACTTCCTAAATGCCCCTCACTGTGGATGAGCGGCTCCACTACGACCGACTGATTGCCGAGGCGGTCAGACGGGCGACTTCGCGGTTTTCCACCTTTTTTGCGGATGACGGGCCACTCGCCCGATCTGGCTATCTCAAGCACTTGGACTTCTTCGCGTCGGGGAGGAAGTTCAAGGAGCGGCTCTTTATGGCCGCGAACCGTGTGGGGAAAAGCGAGGCGGGAGCCTACGAACTGACCTGCCATCTGACTGGTCTGTATCCGCCATGGTGGGAAGGGCGTCGATTCGAGAAGCCGGTGGAATGCTGGGCGGTCGGCACCAATAGTCAGACGACCCGAGACATTGTGCAGGCAAAATTACTCGGGAGTGTCCAAATGCCGGGGACGGGGATGGTGCCGGGACACTTGATTCTGTCCACGATCAGCTCTCGGGGACTCCCAGGTGCGCTTGAGGGCGGGGTGATTCGCCACATCTCGGGTGGGAATAGCCTGTTGGGCCTGAAAACCTATGAGCAGGGACGGCAGTCGTTTGAGGGCACGAGCAAGGATGTTATCTGGTGTGATGAGGAGCCACCTGCCGATTGCTATACCGAAATGCTCTATCGCACAGTCACGACCAAAGGCATCGTGATGGTCACCTTCACGCCCCTACAGGGCATGAGCGAGGTCGTGAAGGGCTTTTTAGAGCCGGAAAGCGATATTGCGGCAGATTTTAAGACATTTATCCAGGCTGGCTGGAAAGATGTGCCACATTTGGACGCCGAAGAGCAACGAGCGCTCATGGCAACGACGCCACCGTACCAGATCGCAGCAAGGACAGAAGGGGAACCATCCCTGGGATCTGGGGCTATTTACCCGATTGCCGAGAGGGAAATTCTAGTTCCGACTGCAACGATTCCAGAAAACTGGCCCCGCGTGTACGCGATGGACGTAGGGTGGAATCGGACGGCCGTAATTTGGGGGGCCAAAGATCCTGGGTCTGGGAGGATTGTGTTGTATGACGAGCATTATAGAGGGCATGGTGAACCAGCCAGTCACGCTGAAGGCGTTCGCGCGAGAGGGGCCTGGATGCGTGGGGTCATCGATCCCGCCAGCTCTGGGAGCAATCAAATTGATGGGCGGAAATTGATTGATATCTACGATCGTCTTGGATTACATCTTGAGCCGGCGGTAAATGCCGTTGAGGCGGGCCTTACGGAAACCTGGAACTTGCTCGTTTCTGGGAGACTTGTGGTACAAGAGCATTTATCGAATTGGCGTAGCGAATTTCGGAAGTATCATAGAGACGAGCAAGGGAAGATTGTCAAAACCTCTGACCACTTAATGGACGCGACCCGATATCTAATTATTTCAGGACGCGAGCATATGAAAATTGCCCCTCGCCCCACTCTCTCCCAGCATCCGGCGCGTGTTTCAGATACCGGATGGATGTCTGCTTAAGATATGACAATAGACCGAACGGAAGGTATTCGGAAAGCCCTAGATCGATTCGCGCTTGGCGTGGACGCTGATGCGGATCAGCGCAAACGTGAAATTGATGCATTGCGCTTCCAGGTGCCAGAATTGAGTTGGCCGAACGACGTCAAAGAGCAGCGAAAGCCTCAGTTAGTGGGTGGTGTCGCGATTCCTCAGCGTCCCATGCTCTCGATTCCCACGCTCGATCATCCAATCCAGCTTACGATCAATGCTGAAAAATCGGCGCATCTAGGGATTGGTATCCATCCCCTATCTGATACCGCAGATGACGACACGGCTGAGGTGCTCCAGGGTCTCTATCGGCGGATTGAGGTCGATAGTCGGGCGACCTTGGCGCGTAGTTGGGCGTTTGAGCGGGCAGTGAAGGCGGGGCGTGGCTTTTATCGCGTAGTTACTGAGCGAGACCCTGATGGTGAGAATGCCTTTGACCAACGCATTGTCATTAAGCGCATTTTGCAGCAGTCGAGTGTTGTGCTTGACCCGTTCTCTCAGGAACCAGACTTTTCTGATGGCACATGGGCATTTCTTGTTAACGACATGCCTTGGGACACTTACAAGCGACGGTATCCCAATAGCCAAATGGCGTCATTTAGTGAAGATGAGCTATCTGCGCTCGGGAGCGATACGCAACATTGGATATCTGGAGATGAAGGGGTTGGTCGCGCCGTCAGAGTAGCCGAGTATTACCGTTTAGAGCGAACTCCAAAAAAGCGTGTATTACTTGATGACGGGTCGGATAGTTATGACGATGAGATCCCTGACGGACGAACAGTTCGTGAAGGTGACGATGCGAGAAGTACGGACGAGGAAGTTCCTATTCTCTACTGGTCGGTTATCAATGCCGTTGAGGAACTCGAACCAGCGCAGACGCAGGATGGAAAATATATCCCTATTATTCCTGTAATCGGTCGAGAACTTATTCCGTTTGAAAGCGAGCGTCGTTGGGTTGGCATGATCGAGCCAAACAAAGATGCGGTTCGGTTGCTGAATTACAGTGCGAGTAGCGCAGTTGAGATGGCAAGCTTGGAAACAAAAGCCCCCTATACGATGGTCGAAGGGCAAGAGGAAGGGCACGAGCAGGAATGGCAGCTTGCTAACGTGCGGAACTTCCCGTATCTGCGCTATCGAAATGTCAGCCTCAATGGCACGCCGGCCCCGCCCCCACAACGTACGCAAGTTGACACGTCCCGTCTCGGACCTTCGATGCTGCTATTGCAACAGGCGCGAGAGTTTGTTCATGAAGGGACGGGGGCGTACGAGAGCGCGCTTGGGCAGCAGGCCACAAACGCCAAGAGTGGGCGGGCAGTCTTGGCGCTCCAGAGTCAGCATCAACAGGGATCGGGGCATTTCCTCGATAACCTAGCTGAAATTAGCCTGACATACGAAGCGAAAGTCGTGCTCGATCTCATTCCATTTATTTACGATCGACCCGGCCGAGTCGCCCGAAT